AACGATTTCAAAATCGTCGTTTTCAGCAATGTCAATGACACGACTGTAAACAGTATTATATTGTATTTGAGATCCATGCGAACGCGGATCCCATCGTACTAACAACTTCCCCTTGTGGAAATTGGATTTAACGATTTGAAACCTGTATTTTATGCTCCCTTGCCAGGAACCAAATGGTACGGCCATGTGGGCCATCGGAGTCGGGTGAATTTCACCGTCATTGATGCCCCAGAGGGATGGTGTGACCCGAGAATTCCAGAGGAGTGTGTCTGGATTATCTTGAGGACCCATAGTAAAAGAAGTGAGGTAGGACTCTCGTTGCGCAAAACGCACGATATCCATCTGATCCTCACCATCTAATCCTACGGTGCGAGAATCAATGGTTAATTCTTGCTTCGAGTCTAGGGATAGCTTCATAACTGCATCAGCTGCATCGGTATTTGCCATATTCCCTGTGGGTGTTGGTTTTTGTTGTACAATATCCGTGACGATAGGAGGTCGTGAATAACCCCAATGTGTAGCTAGCTCGCCTACACCTTTCGCCACCATTTCTGTAGCCCTTGCATAAGGGGCTATAGTTGGTACGCTGGTTAGTTTCCCAGCGGCCTGCGCTATTGCTGACGCAGGTCCTGAAACGATTCCTTTACCATATTCATCTCCTGAATTAAGAGTACCAGACTGAGGAGTGTAATCCAAAGCGGTAAGCGTAGTAAGAGATGTAGGCATAGTGAGTTGTACGTCACTAGCCCAAGCATATACAGTAATGGTAACAGGATCGTTACCTTCATTGGCATGTTGGAGATTGCCAAAGGATTTAATAGTCATTTCTCCCAATTGGGCTCTGTCAGCACGACTTAATGACAGATAGTTTTGATGCCAGAAGAAAGGCAAATCAAGTTGACCACCAGAGTTATTAGTGGGATTAAGAAAGAAATGAGGTTTTTGGGAAGCCCCAATGAGATCAACATTTAGAAAGTTGCGCTCAACTGTAATGTCATCAAATCCAGAATATGGATTATAAGACACCAAGGCACGGCCATAATGAAAGCCAGTACCTGAGATAACCATTTTTACGTGCAGTTTGCTTCTATAGAGTTCATAGTTAGCAATCTTCTCTGCCACACGTGGGTCATTAAGGAACAATGACCAGGGATCAAATTTTTGAAATAGGGGTTGACCCATAACCCATGAATAGTCGGCAATACGTGTAGGCCGACCAAGAAATGCACCTAACGACGAATCGGAAGTAGCACCTAAATTCATGGTAGAATCTGAGCCGGACGCAATAGTTGTGGTCCAGCCTGCATCTTGCTCACTGAAAGCAGTAATTTGTTCAGAAAGCTCAGCAACTCCGTTCTCTTGGATGGTGCCAAGAGATCCGGATTGTGGTTCATATTGGAGATTCTCATCATCGTCTGGAAATGCGCGAACGCGTAATCCAGTGTAGACATCAAAGAAATAATCCAAAACAGTGTGGAGGTAGGGAGAGTCCTCCATCTCTTTATATAAATTAGATAAATTAGTAATGCGATTTGTTTGGTAAAGGTCCGAAGCAAGCATCATTGCGACGGCCTATTCACATTTTGTTTGTGGGGTTCAACAACCACTTATCCTAAATAAGATATACCCGAGAAAGGTTCATTGTGGATCTCGCAAGCAGTCCGGTTGCATGAGTAATGTTAGACTCACTACACCGCCTGTAAAACAATACGAGATAGGGATTTTTGGTTTTTCCTTGGAATCACGACGACAAATCATTGCCTCCGGAACATTTTAGAGAGTGTCGCTCTGAGATATTTTTATTTGTTTTTATAATATTTTTGCTTGGCTAGAATAGGTGCTGCCTCTAGTAAGCCTGCAAATTTAGATGGAAATGTGGGTTCACCAATAATGTTTACGATAGTGAAACCATATTCTGTACATATAAGTCCGTACACAGTACATTCCGGACGTAAAACGGAAAAAACGGTAGAATATTTAACTGCTTGAGTAATAGCCCGAGTGGTGTGGTAATCGGGGTTATCTCTTATATTCTTACACTCGATACATAAAATTGTCTGGTCTTGAGTATAAACCAGATCTACTTCGCCAAAGGTTTGGCTTCCTAAAACGGAATTCTCCAATGTGGGTCTTCCGAGAATGCCTTTCACACGTGCTTCCAAATCAATATATTCATTGGTTACACTTTCTTCGTCTTCGGTGTCATCATCTGGTAAACGTGAATATTCTAAGGCTTGAGGGCCTAAGACTGATTCTAGTTCATAGATGAGTGATCCTAATTCGAAGAGTGTATGATCGACAACAGCCTCATCGGAACGAGTTCCCGACTGAGGTGTGTATTTGTCGTGCCATTGTTCGACACGATCTTTGTAGGACAGAAGGACGCCTGGAACAGCAAGATTAGCTTTAAGAGCAATCTTGGATACCTGTTCCCGACGCATTTCATAAGTTTGTGGTCCATGGTAAAACCATTCCCTTAATGCACCATCTAAGTTCATGGCACTAACTGACAAAGGGGTAACGACCTTGGATTCCAAAATGGAGTGGAGAGACTTAAAAATACTATTCTCATCCAGTGCTCCAACATAGACCCCAAGATCAGGGTTGTATAAGTCTTTCCTTTTCAAAAAGTCAGCTGTGTACCGAGACATAAATGGTACTGGTTCTGACTCTTTGTCGGGCATGGTAAATACAATATCGTTGGCTGCTAAGTAATTAGCCATCGATACATGATTGAACTTGTCATATCCCTCACGTACAGATCCCTTGGCGTCATCTCCATAAGTGGAAACAGCGACAAGATCTCTGAAACGTGCGGGACGAGAGAGTTTGAGTTTTTCTCCAATGTGTCCAAGTTCAGTAGTATCATAACATGAATGGAAAGCCAATCTATGTAACAGTGAATTGACGATACTGTTGACATAGACTGTCATATTCTGTCCGGATGGGTTGGTGCCCATAAAACGGAGTAGAGTTCCATTGAAAGCAATCAAAGGCGAACAAACATCATGTGCAATGGCTTGCATAATTTTAATATCTAGAGTGGTATAGTTTCCACTCCATTGTGCGATTTCAATCATGGTAGCAAATGCAGTCAGAGTAAGTTGTTCTGGCATTCTTAAGTCATACTTAGCATAATCTCCAGCAATGATACGATCATCACCAAATTTAGCCATGTGTTCGCTTAATTCATGCCATTCTGGACCATGGCTATTGATACCTACAGCACATTCGGATAATAATGGATTCACAGACAAAAAACGTGCTATGGGTAAGTAATATTTCCGAATAATGATTTGTAGGGCAATTGGTGCGCCTTGAAATACGCGAACCTTATCCTTAGAGAGCTTGGTTGGCTCATCTTTTAGAGAAGATCCGAATATTTGATTGAGAAATTTGCCCTCAGTGGCACGTTCGATTAGTTCATCGACGAGTGCCCAAATTTCTGGTTTGAAGGTACGAGGTGATGAATTCTTTTCAGTGGGTTCCAAATCTATTAAATAATTTGATTTTTTGCCACCGATAGGATATCCCATCGAAGTACTCGCGTTCATTTGGTCGACGAATCGTTTACCGTCGGTACCTGACACAATTTCCACGTTGTCTAGTGGTTTCATGTCTTCTTTCCATAGGAGTTCTTGTTCCTCAAATGCTTCTTTTAGTTCAGCTAAATAATCGTCCATAGCTGATTCGACGTGTTCCGGGTCGAAACCATTAGAAGGTTGAGAGCATACACTGAGAGATGCATACCAAGGTTTCCAACGTTGATTGTCCGTATGCCCATCGTCGCGCACGATGGGTTGGACAAATTTAGGAGGTCCCCACTGGTTTTTTACGCCAGTGACTTCTTCCACAATATTGGAAATAGGAGTGGAAATAACAGCCGAGTCGAATTGATTACTGCCAATGACAGAACCATATACTTCTACTGCTGCATCTTCAGAAATAAAATTAGATGGACATTTAGGGTGAATGTCAGGGCT